AGTTGTTTGGGTCTACAGAGAACATGTTTGGTCCAGTAATCCTGTAAACATGCACCCAGAAATGTTTGATGAAAGAGGTCAAGTAATCCCTGATGAAATTATTGCTTTTAGATTTGATAAAGAATTTGAAGAAGAGGAAGAACCTGAAGATTAATTAAATGGAGATTGAATTATGAAATTGCCACCAGATCAATTGGTGTCTGAAATTATTCAAAGAGTTTCTAATGCTAAAACTAGAGACGAAAAAATTGAAATTTTAAGACATTATGATACACCTGCTCTGAGAGCAGTTTTAATTTGGAACTTTGAGGAGAATGTTGAATCAGCATTACCACCAGGAGATGTTCCATATACACCTAATGATGCTCCCATAGGGACTGAGCATACTAGGTTGCTTCATGAATGGAGAAAGTTTAATTACTTTGTCAAGAATGTTTCTACTGTCACTCCAGTTAAGCGAGAGACTATGTTCATTCAATTGCTAGAAGCACTTCATAAGAGTGAGGCAGAACTACTTTGTCTTATGAAAGATAAACAGTTGCATAAAAGATATAAAGTTACCAAAGCAGTTGTCAAGGAAGCTTTCCCTGATATAGTTTGGTCTTCTTAATTAGGAGGTGTATCTTTGGATGTTATTCATAAAAACTGTAAAAAAGAACTGGCTAAAGACAAAGGATTACCTAGAAATTCATATTTGGTTACTTACCAAATTGATGATGAAGTAACCTATGACATAGCAAGAGCTTCTTCTTTTGTAGAAGTTTTTGATTACTATTATGATCAGTTGGGTAAGGGTTCTATTCAAAAAATAGAATGGACAGATGGTGCAGTAAATCCTAAAATATGGGGAAATAGTTCAGATAAAAAGAAAAAGAAAAATGGGTAAGCATTATCTCTTAAATTTATATGGTTGCCCATTTTCTCTTATTGATGATGCAAATCAACTTATTAATTTACTTGAGTATGCTGCTGTATCAAGTGGTGCAACTGTAATTCAAACCATTCATAAAAAATTTGAACCACAAGGTGTAACTGTTATTTGTTTATTAGCAGAAAGTCATATTAGCATTCACACTTGGCCTGAAGAAGGTAAAGCAGCATGTGATATTTACACTTGTGGTGATTGTGATCCAAAAATTGGATGTGATATTATCATACGTCAATTATATTCTACTAATCATACTCTAAGTTACATAGAAAGATAACAATAAATAGCACTATACTTGGGGATTGTATATGCTTTCTACACAATATCGTCTTCGTCTGGAAGCAATATGTGCAAGAATTATACAATATGAAGAGGTAAGTTTAGAAGATATGATTTGGGCAGAGAAGTTATCAAAATCAAATAGATCTGCTGCAACAATTTTACGTCAGGCAAGAAGAACTGCAGAGAATCCTGATATGCAGGAGGGAGATATGGATGATTTTTTGAACCAACTTGATATTGGTGGTACAGGTAATGAAAGATTTGGTGTCAGAAGATTTGATAGTGTTGATGATATTGTAGATTTCTTTTCTGAGGATAGAAATAAACCAGAAGATTGGAGACAAAGAGATTAAAACTGTATCAAATTTTACAAAATTATTTGTATAGATAAAACACGTTCATTTGCTATTTGCAAATAGCAAACGGAAGTAGGGATACCGAAGGAACGCACTTTTACACTAGTAAAGGAGCAAATCCATGTCACAAGCAACCTATAGAGGTTGTCAGTATAACACTGATCTACCTAAGCAAGAGTATCAAAAGTGGTATTCAGAAACACATGCACCAGCACATCCAAATAACACCTATCGTGGTGTTTCTTATAGACCATGTAGGAATGGGGAGATGGAAGCAAAATGAATACTTACTTTGTTAGATACTTAAAGAAAAAAGATAAGAAGGAAAAACTCCTTCAGGTAGCACAATTGAATATGGCAAAGCAGCCACAAGTTGCTTGATTTTAAGGAGGGTTAATCCCCTCCTTTTTTATGAAAAATACATAGTGATAGAATTATGAGGTGATAAAAATGAGCGAAAACTCCTTTGTTATGATGTTCTTAGTGCATGGAGGTTATTATGCACAACTTAATTTCTTACAATCAACTGGCGGGGTGGAAAAATTTAGAGACAACCATTGATAGATTTACTGAAAAGAACGAATTAATGAATGATTATTTTAATTGTATGATAGAGTGTGATGAAAATCAGCAACAATGTAAGAAAATATGTAGGGGAATATTGAGTTACTTGTAAATTTATTGGAGGGTTGATCCCCTCCTTTTTTTATGTTATGATTCCTGAGATGAGCAAGGTATCATGGACAAAGACAGGATTAAATTAATAGTTAGAAACATGGAACTTCTGGTTGATGCTCTTAAGAAAGAATTGGATGAACCTATAGTCTTTGAAGAAAATATGAATGTGGTTCCATTTGAAGATGATTATGATGAGGTTTTTAGTGAATGAGACTTAAGAAAATGTTGAGGTTGCTGAAAGAAGCAACAGAAAATCAATCTAAGTTATACACACCAGCAGAATTGGATTATATGAATCATCAACTTCAAGTGATTGAAGAAGAAATATTGAAACTTGAACACAAAAATTACAAAGGATTTGGAAAAAAATGACTGCAAAACTTATTAGTGTTACACCAGATGCAGAAAAAACAATGGCATATGTTGCTAGAGTTAGCAACCCTGCGAATCAAGACAACCAAAATTATGCCAAGTTGCTTGCTTATTGTATTAAGCATAATCATTGGTCTGTTTTTGAGCAGTCTTTTATGACTCTTGAGATTGAAACTAGCAGGGGCATTGCAGCACAGATTCTTCGCCATAGATCTTTTACTTTTCAAGAGTTTTCTCAAAGATATGCTGACACAAGTTTGCTAACTGATCACATTCCTATTCCAAGACTTCGTAGGCAAGACACAAAGAATCGTCAAAATTCTATTGATGATATTCCAGAGTATATGAAACTTAAATTAGAAGGAGAAATTTCAGAACACTTTGCTTTTGCTAAAGGACTTTATAATCGCTTGCTAGAATATGGAGTGGCAAAGGAGTGTGCAAGGTTTGTACTCCCTTTAGCAACACCTACTAGAATCTACATGACTGGATCCTGTAGGTCTTGGATTCATTATATTAATCTTCGTACTGCAAATGGAACTCAGAAAGAACACATGGACATTGCAGAGGCATGTAAGTGTATCTTCATGTGCCAGTTCCCAAGTGTATCTGAAGCACTTGGGTGGACTAGATCTCAAGATTGTCCAGAATGCAATGATGCTCCTTCCATTACCATAGAATAAATACATTATACATTATTAAGTTTTATGCCTACATATCCTGTTATAAATCAAAAAACTGGTGAGACTCAAGAACTTGTCATGTCTGTGGTTGCTTATGAACAATGGAGAAAAGATAACCCTGACTGGGATAAGGACTGGTCTCAGGGATGTGCTGGAGTTGGTGAAGTTGGTGATTGGAGAAACAAACTAATCAGCAAAAATCCTGGTTGGAATGATGTTCTTCATAGAGCTTCCAAAATGCCCGGTTCTAGAGTAAAGAAAATCTAATGGCAAGAAAAAGAAGAGGTAATGATTTGCAGCCAATTGGTATTGGTATGACCGCAAAACAAATGAAAAGAAGAAAACCAATTAACACAGATCTTCTTTTAGACATTACACCAGCAACAGAGAATCAATCTAAACTCTTTGATGCTTATGATTCAGATAAACATCTATTTGTTTATGGGTGTGCAGGAACTGGTAAAACATTCTGTGCATTATATCTGGCACTCAAAGATGTATTGAATGAGATTACCCCATATCAAAAGATTGTTATTGTAAGATCTCTTGTTGCCACTCGTGAAATTGGTTTCCTCCCTGGAGATCATGATGATAAGTCTGCACTTTATCAGATTCCATATAAGAATATGGTAAAGTATATGTTTGAAATGCCAACAGATGCAGAGTTTGAAATGCTCTATGGTAATCTAAAGTCTCAGGAGACTATTACCTTCTGGAGCACATCATTTATCAGAGGAACTACTCTGGACAATTCAATTATTATTGTGGATGAGTGTCAAAACTTGAACTTCCATGAACTTGATAGTATAATTACAAGAGTTGGTGACAACTCTTTTTATGTTCTGTGGTGATGCCACTCAAACTGACCTAACCAAGAATAACGAAAAGGATGGTATTCTTAACTTCATGAAGATCATTCAAAGAATGCCTGAGTTTGAAACTATTGAGTTTGGCGTTGATGACATTGTTAGATCAGGACTAGTTAAATCTTATATTGTTAATAAAATGGCAGCAGGGTTCTAATGTTTAATCATTGTAATGTACGTCTCCCTCAGTTGGAGAGGGAGACTATTGATGGAGTTAGATACTATAAGATTCCTGATCAAAATGAAATTCTTAAGTTTGTATCAATTACTTCAGTAACTAGTCACCATAACAGACACATCTTTGAGGATTGGCGAAAGAAGGTAGGAGAAGAGGAAGCAAATAGAGTCAATAAACAAGCAACCAGTAGAGGTACTGACTTACACAGTATAGTTGAAAACTATTTGCTCAACATTCCTGAACTTCCTGAAAAATCTTTGATCTCAAAACATTTGTTCAGGATTATTAGACCAGAAATAGATAAGATAAATAATATCTATGCCCTTGAGGCATCTTTGTTTAGCAAACAATTAGGAATCGCAGGTACTGTAGATTGTATTGCTGAATATAATGGTGAACTATCAGTCATAGACTTTAAGACTTCAAAGAAACCAAAACCCAAAGAATGGATTGAACATTATTTTGTTCAGGCAGCAGCATATGCTTGCATGTTCTATGAGTTAACCAATATTCCTGTCAAAAAACTTGTTATTTTGATGGCATGTGAAGATGGTGAATGTGTTGTTTATGAGGAATATGATAAAGCCAAATACATCAAACTGTTATCAAGTTACATTAAAGATTTTATTAATTACAAACTAAAGGAATATGGAAAGTAAACTAGAAACTGTATTAGATTCAAAGTTCTTATGCCAATCTAAGTTCTCACAAATCATAGAAGAAATAGTCAAGAACAATATTGACATGAACTACATTGATGCAATAGTTTACTATTGTGAGCAGAACAATCTAGAAGTAGATTCTGTTGGTAAACTGATCAGCAAACCACTGAAGGAAAAGATCAAGTGTGATGCTATCAATCTTAATTTTTTAAAGAGAACTTCAAGAGCTAAACTTTTAATATGACACCCTTTGATGCTTATAAAACTTATCTTGCAGTCAAGAATCATTTTAGTAAACAGAATTATGATTATTTTAAATATGCAGGCAAGTCCAGAGCATCAATAGAATCATTCAATAAACGCAAAGATAAGTATTGGTTTGAAAAAATCTCCAGACAAAAATCTGATGATGAGATTCTGGAGTTTTATATTTCAAACTTTATAGAATCCACTGACCCATCCTCTATGTGGATTGGACCAATCATTAGAGGTGGAGATGTTTATTACAAAGACTGGAAAAAACGTCAGCAAAGTTTAAAATATATTTTCACTCAGGAGTCTGCTGAAATGTTGTCTGAAGGCAACATAGATGACTTATTTGTAGTCTCAAAGCAACATCCACCCATTATTAAAAAGTTCCTGAGCGGGAAAATTTGTATAGAAACATTAGTGATTTATGATAAAATTTTCCTGTTCGGGAATAATTTTGATAAGAAAATATTAGACCCAGTGTGGGAAACCCTATCTTTAAAAATAAAGAAGTATTCCCCATTTCTAAATATTGATGTATCAGAATACAAGGCAGCTCTGAGAAAAATTGTACAGGAGGGATAATGTCATTCTTTGATTCAGAAATTGTTCAACAGGAACTCAAAGAAATTCATGATATTCAAATGCAAATAGGAAAGGAATTGTTTGCTTTCCCTTCTATGAGCAAAGAAGATAAGATTAAACATATTAATTTACTTGCAGATTTACTAGAAAAACAACAAATTCTTTATACTAGAATTAGTTTGTCTGATGATCCTCAAGCATTAAAAATGAAGGATCAGATGATAGAATCATCAAGAATTCTTGGGTTTGGAAATGCAGATGTTAACACAATTTTCAATTCAATGAAGATGACCATAGAAAATCTTAAGAAACATGCTGGGGTTGACACATAACCTCAGCATGTGTTATGATGTGTAAGTGGATAATCAATCCTATTCATCCAATTAATCCGAGGTAATCCAATGTCTTTTGCAGACCTTAAAAAGAAATCTAAGCTGGGTTCTTTGACTTCAAAACTTCTGAGTGAAGTTGAGAAGATGAACTCAAACAGTGGATCATCTGATGATCGAATCTGGAAACCAGAAGTAGACAAAGCAGGTAATGGTTTTGCTGTAATTAGGTTTCTTGCTTCTCCTGAAGGAGAAGAACTTCCTTGGGCAAAAGTATACACTCATGCCTTTCAAGGTCCTGGTGGTTGGCTAATTGATAATTGTCTGACCACAATCAATCAGTCTTGCCCAGTTTGCGAAGCAAATCGTGAACTGTGGAATACAGGAAGTAAATCCAATCAAGAAATTGTACGCCAACGTAAGCGTAAACTTTCTTACTACTCCAACATCTATGTTGTGAGTGACAAAGCACACCCTGAGAATGAGGGTAAAGTGTTTCTGTTCAAGTATGGTAAAAAGATCTTTGACAAGATCTCTGCTGCAATGCAACCAGAGTTTGATGATGAAACACCTATTGATCCTTTTGACTTCTGGCAAGGTGCCAACTTTAAGGTGAAGATCACCAAGAAGGATGGTTACTGGAACTATGATAAGTCAGAATTTGAATCTCCATCTCCACTTCTTGATGATGATCAAGAGATGGAAGCAATCTGGAAGAAGTGTTACTCTCTTGAAGAGTTTGTGAAACCAGATGCATTCAAGTCTTATGAGCAACTTGATGGTCGTCTTAAAGCAGTGCTTGGTAAAAAGCCTGCTACTTCAAAAGTTGATGAATCTTTTGAAGATGAAGATAACTTTGGTCCTACCCCTACAGATACAGAAGTGTCTGAGGGAAAGTTTGGTGGAACTCGCTCACAAAGTCCTTCATCCTCTTCTGATGAAGATGAGGATGACACTCTGAGTTATTTCCAGAGGTTGGCTGAGGAATGATTATCTGGGGGAGAGGACTCTTAAGTTCTCTCCCTTTTTAGTTTTATCATTCACATATTGTGTAGAGAATCCATAGGACATGATTTCTCTCATGTCGTCTATTGCTGCTTGTAGATATCTGGATTTTAGAATAAAAATATTTCTCTTTTGATCATTTAAATAAATTTCATATTCATAATTACTAATTGCTCTCACTGGATTTGTAGTTACCATAGATCCTACCAAAGTTTCTCCACCACTAGATCCAGATCCAGATGCAGTATCATTGAATCTAATTAGATTGGAATCAAATTTAATTAGATTTGAATCAAATGTAAAAGATCCTCCAGGTGGGG